CTACGGCCACGACATTGTTATTTGGTGCGATACGGGAAAAATGACTATTCAATGTAAATGGCAAGATGTAGAAAGAACTAAAGACGGACGGGTTAAACAAAAGGAGCGAAAATGAACATAAGCAATCATTGTATTGGCAAATTATGCCCCGCATGTAGATACAACAAAGCAAGTATGGCTTACATGATGGCCACAAGTGAATGGGCAAAGAATTTTTGGGCTAATGTAAAACAAAAACTCAAAGATAAATACTATCTGCAATGATAGGTAAAAATTTCAATGTGATTATTATACGCTTAACTGCCGTAATAAAATACTTGAGAGCAAAGAACGCAAAAATGAGAACTAGAAATACATTTCTAGAAAACAAAATAAGGAGGATGAAAAATGATAGACGAGAAGAGAATAGGTCAAATCAAAGATCAGCTTGAGTTAATCTCAACTGCCATGCGTGGAGGTACAGAAGATAAAACTATGCACCAAACCCAAGAAGAAATACGCATGGAACTAATTGATTTGAATTTAACTATGGAAGAAATATCGGTTACATTGAAAGAGATAGCTAGTAAATGGAAATAATATTTTTTTATATTTGGCTAACCACAGGCAAAGTACACGAAATAAAAACAACTCTTACTTGTGATGAGGCCGAACATAGATTTATTACAGAAACAAAAGAAAAAAACATTTTGTATAATAATACACCCGTGTTATTGTATATGTGTTCAAAAAAGAAAAGTGAGTGGTTTCATGACAAAAGAACCTAGAGCCGTGATCCGTGTGTCGTCACAGCAAAGCATAAGCACTAAGACCCGTGATAAAATGTTCATGGACGAGTGCTATCAGATTGCCTTTGGTCAAAGTGCATTGAATAAACGATATACCCACAAGCAAGTCGTTGCACGGCTAAAGGAACACGCTGAAACGGCATTGAAACTGCACACCATAGAAAACATTTTAACAGCAAGGAGGAACAATGATAATGCGAATAATACACAACTTTATTCACTATTTAAACCCAAAGTGGTATGAAGTAGACTTTTTCGGTCACAAACCAACTTTAAAACAGCGTTTAAAGACGTTTTGGGCGCTTAAATTTGAACGATCTTGGAAAGAACGTTATGAGGAGTGGAGGAACATGAAACCATGAGGATAAATGTAACGTGGAAAGATATATATTCTGGTAATTCTTGTGATTTACAAGGATGTGCAATGTCCCTTGCATTACAAAGGGTAATACAAGCAAAAGATATTAAAGTACGCTGTAAAAATGATGATTATTATATTGAAATAGACAGTAAAAAATATGATAAAACCAAGATAAAAGATTATTTAATATTTAAAAAATTTATAGACAATTTTGATTTTGGATATATTGGTAGAGGTGGTGCGGAACCCTTTAATTTTGATTTGGAGTTATAATGAACAAATTTACAATGGAAGATGTTGAAATATCTATGAGTTTAAGCCCTGACGCTAATAGAGAGCGTTTAATTAAGATGTATGCTTATTTAAACTTTCATATCAGTAAAGGGTGGAAAAGAAGAAAAGTATTAGAGTTATTTGAACATATTATGGAAAACTTTTATACCTTTAAATTCAGTAAGTTAGATAAAACTAGACATTAATTTCTTGTTTTATTTTTAAAAAGTTATAATATGTAGGTCTTTGTAATCGGGGATTTTTCTAAGTTTTTTCAACCTTGATTACACTGCTCAGCAAAAGTAGCTGACCATGCGCATAGGGGGTATTAGAATTTGGAACTCTTTTACCCCCTAGTATATACTAAAATCTAGTCTTCGTCTTCGTTGTTAAACTCTTCATCTTCCACAGCGTAATCTTCCTCGCCATTACAGATACATTTTTCTCTAATTAAATCAATGTCTTCTTGAATTCTATCCAAGATATCTTCTACTGTTTCGTTTTTTATTTTCTTTTTAGCCATAGTTATTATATCCTCCGATGAAATTATGGGGGACAGATGGGGCTAGGTCAACAGATGACGGAAACAAAAACGGAAGTAATAACATAAGTAGTTGCATTTATTACCTTTTTTTTCAATTCTTCCATTTTTAACTTGTGATATCTTTTAGATTCTAGGTCTTTAGTGTTTCTGTATTTGTTATATTGGTTGTAATATTTAGCCCATGCAATTTGTTTATTAGTGAACTTAACATCTAATTGTTTAACTGCTTTAGTATACTTTTCATTAATATGCTCAGGACTAAACCCTGACCAAAAACAAACCTGTTCAAAGTCTTTAGATTTAGTTAATAACCAGTTATGTGCTTGTGATTTATAGATACTAGATTTACGATCATTTTGATTAAGACAAGCGTCTTCCAAAGCGTTACATAGTACGCCCCGCCATAATTTTTGTTCTGATTGGATTTCTGTATTTAATAGTACAGAGGCAAAGCTAGTGCCCATAAGTCTTAATAAGGTAGGAGAGTAAGTCACGGTAATGTAATACTATATTCGGATTGGCTCTTTGTTTGGTATAATTTTCATAATCTTCATGTATATCAGATATCAGTTTGGTTATTTCCTGTCCAGTCCACTCCCCTGTATCTACCGAATTATCTTTTGCACCAACATCATAAGGCATGTTACCATTGTATATCTTATTTAACACGTTTACCACCCCTTATTACTTTTAATTTAAGTATATTTTTCTTTGTTTTCATATTTTTTTTACTAGTACGCACCCAAATTGACTGAACATCTTGTAAGATCCGTGGGTCGTGTTCCGTGTAGCCAAACCGACTACCCATTAGTAAACGAAACATGACACCCGCAACTAAAGAATATTCTTCTTTATTCATGGTCTTAGACATTATTTCTAAACTTTGATGAAAATCGTTCAATGATCTTTTTTCCTGTTTTTTAACATACATACTTCAATTAAATCAATTTTTTTTCTCAATACATTAATCTCGTATCCTTGTTGCTGCATTTGATATGCATAATTTTCTAACATTTTACTTTGAACTTGACACATAGAAATAAGCTTTTCCAACGTTTTTTCGTGAACTGTTACTTTATTTGTAGTTTTTGCCATAATAACCATTTATCAATATTCCTAACTGTGTCAAGACAATAGTAGTAATTAAAATGCTTGATTTATAAGCATTAATTCATTATAATAACTATATGAAGCAATATTATTTTATCGCTCATTGTGCTGGTAAAAAAATAAATTGTGCCGTAAACGCAAATGATGATGATGACGCTAAGATTGCTTTCATAAACAAACTTAATAAAGGTGAGTACGAGATTAGTGAAAGCCCTAACACACCTAGGAAAATCTTTATTACATTTGAGGAGGTCTAATGTATAACATAGATCAAAAGCTTTTAGCTGATAAGATCTCATTAGAATCAAAGTGGACTCAAGAGTATTTAGAACATGGGTACACAGTTGGTTTAACAGAGATTGAAAAAGAGATAAAAGAAATTAGAAAAAAAATGATTTCTTCTTCTCACAAAGAGGCTGAAAGAATTATGAAAAGTCCAGTAGAGTTAGAAGAACTATCTACTTAAAGGACTAAAAATTATTTCTTGAGCACAACTGGTGTTTCCAGTGAAGGAATTTTTTCGCTAAAATTATTTTTTTATTACACGGACGTTACTATCAAATAAGTGTAAACATTTCTCAGTATACTTTTTCATCTTACCTTTAAAACAAAAACTTAAATCATTTACATTAGGGTGCATTTCCCACACGGCTACATTAACTCTGGAAAAGAAATTAACTTCTTCATCTGTATATGCTTTATAAAAAAAGGAAGCGTCCCCATATTTTTTTATAACTTTAAATCTATGATTACCATTACGTAAGTTTAAATCTTTATCTACAACTAGTGGACACAGTAAACCATTTTTCTCAATATCACTTCTAACCGTTGCTTTAAACTCATTGTGTGTACCATGAATGATTTTAACATCATCAAATTTAATTAATTCTAACCGTTCTTTAAATATACGGTACAACGGCCAAATTACTGTACCAACATTAGCAACTATATTTTTAGCTAGCTTGTCCAAAATCATCTCCTAAAGAAACATCTACTACACTAGGAACTTTAAACTCCATACAATTTTCCATAATGTATTTTATTTCTTTTGCTTGTTGTTCATCTTTTACATTAAAACATAATTCATCGTGAATTTGAAGTATAGGCAAATATCCTGCTTCTGCACAAGAAACAATCGCTTGTTTTGTTTGATCTGCGGCGGATCCTTGTATTAAACGGTTAAGTGCTTTGTAGGTATAGGCTCTCTTCATATTATCTTTACCATACTTTGCTCTAATGTTTTCTTCTGTGTCTGCCATATGTAGCCCCCAATCTTTAGTTTCCCATTTATCAAAACGACACTTTCTACCTTTTTTAGTTCTAATCACTCCATCATCATTTGCTTTCTTCATACAACGATCAGATAACATTTTAACAAACGGTACTTTACGATTGTATTTAGAAATTAATATATCTGCATCTTCTTTAGATAAGCCTAAACTTGCGGCTAATTTGTTTTTACCCATACCGTACATTAAACCTAAACCAATAGTTTTGGCTTGAGTTCGTTCTATACCACAAAGATCAGCAACGGTTTGATGGAAATCTGCGGAAGCATTTTCATATGCCGCAACTAATTCTTGTGAACCCTCATAACCATCTCCAATAGAAGCGGCGTAATGCACTACCATTCGTGGTTCTTGTTGCGAGTAATCAAAGGATCCCCACTTATAACCCTCTTCAGGTAAGAATAAGCCTCTGATTTTTGGGCCAAATTCTTTGTTTCTAGCTGGTAGTTGTTGTAAGTTAGGGTTAGACATACTTAATCTACCTGAAACAGTTCCACCATTATCTGATCGTAATTGATTAATCTCTGCATGTACTCTGCCTTTATGTTCGTACTTTAATATACCTTGTAAGAATGTATTGTGAAATTTATTAATCTCTCTAGCTTGGACAATCAATTGTGATATCTCATGCTTAGAATTATGTAACCAGTTTTGTGTGAAAGATGGTTCTCCTGTTTTTTCAGTTCTTGGATATTCTATTTTTAATTTATCAAAAGCCTGTCCTATTTGTCTTGCTGCCCAAATATCTATATCGGTTCCTATTAATTTTTTTATTGCTGATAGTTTTAATTTTTCCTGTGCAACAAATTCTGTTTGTAGTTTTCCAGCTTTCTCTACATCTACTCTAATGCCTCGTTCTCTCATCTTAATTAGATTAGGAAGTAATTTACATTCTAGTTCCCAAACGGTTTCTAAACTTTGTGTTTTAATTTCATGTTTAAATCTTTGCCATAATAGATACGTGAGCCGTGCATCTTGTTCCGCGTAAAATCCAACATGTTCACTAGGTAACTTCCACATCTCTGCTTTAGGATCTACTCCATGATCTTTTGCCGCTTCAATCAAATCTGTTTCTGCTTTAATCTCGCCTAAGTAATCTCGTGCCACATTGTTTAAAGAATATGACCAACGATTTTCATCAATGATCGCCGCCGCAATCATTGTATCAATAATGTCTCCATTAACTTTAATACCCATTTGTCGTAACCAGCCTACATCGTACTGTGCGTTATGAAATATTTTAGTAGCGGGTAATGCACAAACATCATGCATGTACTTAATCACTTGTTCATATATCATATTACCACCACCTAAATGATTAAATGGATAGTATGCTTGCCAACCCTCTACGGCTACTGCAAAACCAATTACTTCTCCTTGTCCTGTAGCCCAACCTGCACCTAATTTATTGGTAATAGCATCATCTCTTGTCTCTAAGTCAATGGCTATTTCTGTATATCCTGATAAATCTTTATACTCGGATGGAGTAGACCATATGGTCTTTTTAAACGTCATGGATAATTGTAAGCCTGTCATTTGATTTGTTTGTTATACACTTTGTAATGAGCTTTGCAAGAAGAAATATCTATTTCAAACAATTCAATATTCATATTCTTTTGTTTCCTTGAAGGTCCTCTACCAATTCTATCTCCAATTTTATTAAACCTATTTTTGGTTTTGCGTGTTTTTAAATTCTTAACATCAATTAATCTACAGTTACCTTTTTTATCTGTAACAATTAAATCAAATGGACATTGAGGATCTAAAGCCATAGCAACATGAAAACCTTTTTCCATAAAGTAATTAGCTACATATAATTCAGCAATTTTTCCTTTGACTGAAGCTTTCATTATTTATCTTTTTTTAATTGTTCTATTTCTAATTGACAGTAATGAATAATCTTTTTTAAATCTTCTATGCCATTTTTATCTTTATAACGCACTACATATTTAATAACGTTACCTTGAAAAAAAGATAACTCATTTTCCGTTATAAAAGTATAAGGCTGTATTTTATGTTTTTGATAATGATCTCCACCTTCTTGTCTTAATGTTGGAAATAGTAGTTTAAGTGCGTTTGGATCGGTCATTGTATATTTTCTCCTGTTGGTAGGTTAAGTAATGTTTTCCTATTGGATAATAGTAACGATCAGTAGAATAAAGAATATGTACACTATCTACTG